AGAAGAAGCAAACGACTGGGACTTCTCTGAAGAAGGTAGATTAAGACAAAATCAGCGAATGATTGATTTATGTGTAAATGCTGAATTAGATGGCAAAATTGCTATAGCAGATTTTGTAGCACCTTTTGAAAGTGCTAGAAATAAATTCTTTGCTGACTATGAAATATTTGTAGACACAATAGAAGAAGGCAGATTTGAAGATACTAACAAAGTGTTTGAAAGACCAGTCGCAACAGATTACAATGTACACGAACAACGTGGTGATGTAGATGCTAAAATAATTGCGTATGAAATTGGACAAAGATTTATTTGGGATAACAAAGCACCTACAACACAGATGTTAGGAAGATTCCAACCTTGGCATCCTGGGCATCAAGCATTGTTTGATAGAGCATTAGCCAAACACGGACAAGTGTTTTTGATGGTTAGAGATATGCCAACAGATGAAAAGAATCCTTTTCCAGCATATGAAGTTATAGAAAACTTACAACAGAGTTTATGTAATTTTGCTGGTAAAGTTAAAATAGAGGTTGTACCTAACCTCCTAAACATAACGTATGGTAGAGATGTTGGATATAAAATTGAGCAAGAAGTTTTTGACGATGCTATACACGATATCAGTGCTACTAAAATACGTGAACAAATGAGAGAAGAAGGAAAATTATAATGGCAGACGACCACGGTATGGCAACAGCATATCACTTAATGAGAAAAATTACACAATGGCATCACGATAGAAATTTAATTGACGGTGCTACAGATAAAGATCAATTAGCAAAACTCATACAAGAAATGGGCGAACTAAGTGACAATATTTGTAAAGGCAAAGACGTTGCTGATGACATTGGTGATATGATTGTTGTATTAATTAATATAGCAGAAAGGAACGGACTCACTATAGAGGACTGTTTAGAACAAGCATGGAATGATATCAAAGACCGTAAAGGTAAAATGGTAGATGGTATCTTCGTTAAAGAAGGAGATTTATGAGTTACGAATTTACAAGCGAAAGTGTCTCTGAAGGACACCCAGACAAAATAGCAGATCAGATTTCAGATAGAATTGCTGATTATATTATAGCAGGCAACAGTAGCCATAGGGCGGCAGTTGAAACATTGGTTACAACAAACCTAGTTACTATAGCAGGCGAATATAAAAGTTCTGTACCAATTAACAAAGAGCACATTGACGAAATTGTTAGAGGTACAGTTAGAGAAATTGGTTATGAACAAGAAGGGTTTCATTGGGAAAGTTTAAAAATATACAATGAACTACATGGTCAGAGTCCTGACATAGCATTAGGTACGGATGACTTTGGAGCAGGCGACCAAGGACTTATGTTTGGATATGCTTGTAAAGAAACACCAACATATATGCCAAGTGCTATTTACTATAGTCATAAAATTCTACAATACTTAGCAAGTGAAAGACGTATATCTTACTCATGGTTAGGACCTGATAGCAAAGCACAGGTTACAATGGAATACGATAGTGTTAATAATCCTGTAAGAGTTAGTAGAGTTGTATGTAGCAGTCAGCACACAGAAGAATTCAGTTTAAGTGCTGTACAAGACGGTATTAAAGAATTAGTAATAAAAGCATTAGAAGAAGCAAATGCTCCTATTGACGATGACACTGAATACTTAATTAATCCAACAGGTAAATTTGTAATAGGAGGACCAGATGGAGATACAGGACTTACTGGACGAAAAATTATTGTTGATACTTATGGTGGGTATGCTCCACATGGTGGCGGTGCTTTTTCAGGTAAAGACTGCACTAAAGTCGACAGATCAGCGGCATATATGGCTAGATATTTGGCAAAGAACATTGTAGCATCAGGCCAAGCAGATAACTGTACAGTACAACTAAGTTATGCTATTGGTGTCAAAGAGCCAACTAGTGTATATGTATATGCTGACGGTGAAGTTAGAGCCGACTTAGCAGATATACTAAGAGACAGAGTCGACTTGACACCTTTAGGAATAATCACAAAGTTTGATTTATTTAACATTAAATTATCAGACACAACAAACTATGGACACTTTGGTAATACATCAATGCCATGGGAACAAATTGATTTGTTTTAATGAAAGAATTTTATCAAGATTTAAAGAATGCTATTAGAACAGTTCCTGATTTTCCTATACCCGGAATACAATTTAGAGACATAACAAGCCTTACAGAAAACCCATTGGCATTTAATAAGGCATTAGTAGATTTAACTAATTTGTCTTTTAAAGCCACAAAGATTATAGGTATCGAAAGTAGAGGATTTGTATTCGGAGCACCTTTGGCTAGAGACATGGATGTTCCTTTTATTATGGCTCGAAAGCCAGGCAAGTTACCTAATGAGACTTACAAAAAAGATTTTGATCTAGAGTACGGTAGTACTAGTTTAGAAATACAAAAAAATACAGACATAGTTCCAGAAGACGTTGTTGTAATAATTGATGATTTAATTGCTACTGGAGGCACGGCGATTGCCTGTGCTGACTTAGTACACGAAAACTTTAATGTGCCAAAAGAAAATATTACAGTATTGGCAATAATTGACTTGACAGACTTAGGCGGATTTGCTAAAATAGTTGCTCAAGGGTATAACGCAGGTGCTCTTATTGAATATGAAGGAGAATAATGGCACAACCACAACAACAGCAAAAGCCAGTAGATAAAAAACTGGAAGAACTTAAAAAGAAACAAGCACAGGATAGGCGCAATGGCTAAAAAGCCACTACTACAAATTAAAGATATCATGGCGGCTGTAGATCGCAAGGACTATGGTTACTATGAGCGTCTAACAGACGAACAACGTAAAAGTTTAAACTTGTGGATGACGCAAAGATATGCTAGTAGTGTTCAAGGAAAGTTTGCTGGACATTATCTTGTAATGATTAATGAGTTTATGAATACACATTGGAGTGACGTAAGTAAACACCCAGAATTACAATGGAAACTGATGTGTTTAGCAGGAACTGGTAAACCTCAATTCCATCCGTTTGTTAAAGTACCAAAAGCAAAACGTAAAAAAGATAGAGTTGAAGAAATAATTAGAGAGTTATTTCCGTTACTAAAAAATGACGAAATTGAATTATTTTTAAAGATGAACTCTAAAGAAGAATTAAAAGTATTAGCAATGGAAAGCGGGGTCGATGACAAAACATTAGATGAGGCTTTTAAATGAGTTTTGCTTGTAAGTATTGTGGAAGAGAATTTACATCTGAAAGAACAATAAATGTCCACATGTGTTCTCAAAAAAGAAGATTTGTAGATAAAGATTTAACACATGTAAGATTAGCATTTAGAACATATCAAAAGTTTTATGAAATGAATATGCAGAATGCCAAAACAAAAACATATGATGATTTTGCTTCTAGCAAATACTATGCTGGTTTTGTTAAATTTGGTAGAAAAATGGTCAACGAAGAATTGTTAGAACCAGAAAATTACGCAGAACATTTGATTAGAGAAAGTATAAAATTATCGGACTGGACAAAAGACGCAGTATACGATCAATATTTAAAAGACTTAATTAAAAAGGAGCCAGCACAACGTGGAATAGAAAGAACAATAAAATGTATGGAAAGTTGGGCACAAGAAAAAGATAAATCTTGGAATAATTATTTTAGAGAAGTATCTCCTAACTTAGCAATACATCATATAAGAGGCGGTAAAATTTCGCCATGGCTCATATTCTTAAGCGAAAGCGGACAAGACTTATGGGCAAACTTAAACGAAGAACAAATAAAATTAATTAAGGATATAGCGGACCCAATGTTTTGGAGACGTATATTTTTAAAAAATCAAGAAGAAGTAAAACTAGTACAAGACATTGCGGAGGCATCAAGTCTATGAAAATTAAATTAATTAGTCACAGTCAGGCACCAATGGAAGACGCTCTTCATAAGCATTCTGCTTTGGATCTGATCGCCTATTGTGCCCGGGTAAGTAACCCTACTAATCAAAATAATACAGAAACAAATGAGAAACTTGTGAAGTATTTGATGAAACACAAACACTGGTCGCCATTAGAAATGGTATCAGCATGTTTGGAAATAGAAACAACCAGAGACATTGCTAGGCAACTATTACGACATAGAAGTTTTAGTTTCCAAGAGTTCAGTCAACGTTATGCTGACCCAACAGTAGATTTGGATTTTGAACTTAGAGACGCAAGACTACAAGATCCTAAAAATAGGCAGAATAGTATTGTAAGTGATGATCCTGAACTACAAGCACAATGGGAAGAGAAGCAGAAACAAGTTATAGAGGCGTCCTTAGACGCATATAACTTCGCTGTAAGCAACGGTATTGCCAAAGAGCAGGCCAGAGCAGTACTACCCGAAGGAAACACGTTAAGCAGGCTCTACGTTAACGGTACGTTGCGTAGTTGGATTCACTACATTGAATTACGTGGTGCTAATGGTACACAATTAGAGCATATGGAAATTGCTCATGCTGTAGCAGATGTTATTTCTAAAATATTTCCATTAGCAGAAGAGTTTAAAGGTAAAGAAATATGAACAAACGACAAGAAATGCTAGTAATAACAATGGAAGAATGTGCTGAACTTAGTCAGGCATGTAGTAAACTAATTCGTTTTGAAGATGATCGCAGTGAACAAGACGTTGCGAACTTACAAGATGAGATAGGTGATGTAATGTGTATGATTGATATTATGAAACATAGCGGTCTTGTCAGCGAAGAGCAAATTGAAGAACGTAAGAAAGTTAAAAAAGAAAAACTAATGAAGTGGAGTTTATTGTTCAGTGAAGATTGATTTTGATGTAGACATTGATATGGAAAACAGAGATAACCTTTTATCTGTGTTAAGGCATATTGGTGGCAGTATCAAACGTCCAGGTGGCATGGAAAAACACAACACAGGCGTTTATATACAGCCTATACCCCATGATCCGCTTACTGGGTTGAGCAACATAGATCACAAAGAAGCAGAAGGTATTGGTTACTTTAAATTAGACGTTCTTAATAATAGTGTGTACAAAGGCATTAAAACAGAAGGTGAACTAGATGACCTTTGTACCATGGAACCGATGTGGAATCTATTTGGACATAAAGAAATAGTAGAACAACTATTTCATATTAATAATCATTATGATATTGTGTCGCAACATCTACCAACAAATATAGAACAACTTGCTATGATATTAGCAATGATAAGACCTGGTAAAAGGCATCTAGTAGGTAAAAGTTGGGAAGAAATACAATCGCAGGTATGGGTGAAGCCTGATAATGATTCTTACTTCTTTAAAAAGTCACATGCGTATAGTTACGCAATGGCTATAATTGTACAATTAAATAAAATTGTTACTGATCTTTCTTAACTAACTGAATAGTTCGTCTTTTAATTCTTTTCTTAACTATTTTTTGAATGCTTGTAACTGGCCCAAATTGTATCTCAACATCCTTATTATTAAACGTCCGTAAGCATCTTCTAAAAAGTTGCATTTCTTGAAATAAAAATATATCGATTGGTATTTGTCTGTTTGATTCCCACCACCATGTTTCTGCCAATGAAACAAATTCCTTTTTCTCTTCTGGTGAGCCTAATTTATTATAGTCGTAAAAAGAAGTTACAGTATTGTCTTGATTCTGTACTATGCCAAAATAATCCTTTCCACCAGATGTTATCATAGTGAAGAATGGAAAATTTTCTTCTATCTCTTTTTGGTCCTGCATAGAATTTATTTATAAAGAAAATGATAAATATTAAGGAAGGAATGAGCATGTATGAGCAGTATAACACTATATTCTTACAGAATAAACGAAATAGACCTTGTAAAAAAGCAAGAAAACCTTTTTCTGGATAATAAAACTATGAACAAAAAAGAATTTGTAGCACACAAAGGAATGGATAATAAATTTTTTATTAACCTACGAAATCAAGATAGAAAATTACAAAACGTTTACAACACTGAAATAAAAGCAGACGTTATTAAGTATGCTAACAACGAAAGAGTTTTAACTAAGTATGCTAAACCATTATTAGAAAAAGGACAAGCAGAACTTTTATTGTCTGAAGCAGACTTAAATACATTAAGTCCGGGTCAGTATAAGATTTCATTTAAGTTTTTAGAAGAAGACGGCACAACAACACCAGTGTTTTCAGATTATAATGGTGGTGTACTATGTACGTTAATGATAAAAGAAGATGCTAATCCTTCACCAGTAGCAACTCAAGTTGCTAATGTTTGGAATCAAACTAAAAATACCAATAGTGGCGATGCCGCAAATGTATTCACAAGCGGTTCTTTTACTGGTAATAAAACATACAATTTCAACAATGCTAATCACACTATTGGCATATACACAACTAGTTTCACTGGTAATGTGTATGTAGAAGGCAGTCTAGGACTTGAAGCACCTTCAAGTGATGACTCTAATTGGGCCAGTATAGCAATAGTAAATAACTTAGATAGAATACCTTTAGCAAATGTATCTGGTCCTACTTATTATAATTTTACTGGAAATTTTAACTATTTAAGATTCAAGTATTCACCAAGTTCAGCAAATTCAGGATCATTCGATAAAATTCTTCTAAGAAATTAAATACAAGTATGCACATTTTAAACGATGGCAAACATGCCTTTGTATTTCCGCCTCGGTGCGGCACTAGATGGATCGCTTCGGAACTATACGAACGCGGCATGTTAAATACTAAAGGTCCACATCACGATTTTAGATTTGAAGAAGCAGACGTAAAAATTTTTATGTTTGTGCGAGATCCGTTTACACGAGAAAGAAGCATACATAGATGGCTTGCTGAAACAAAGAAGATAGAATTAGATACTTTTACATTTGAAGATTATATAGATAGCGAATGGTTTGAATTAGAACCAAGTTGGTATTCAAGGTATGGAGATTTAAACAACTTAGTACAGCACATCGACATAGCAGATATTAATATATTTTTCAAAGAAACGTTTGATATCGAATTACCACAATATGATAACTTGTATCATATGGTTGACGATAATCGCAATGACAGTGATATCTTTAGCAATCCACATATAGTAGAAAAAATCCTACAAAAATACCACGAAGATTTAAAACATATAAAATTTGACTTGACAAAGTACATCTAATCACGTATAATAAGAGCAATGGAGCACTCTGACGCAATACAACAGGTACACGAGTTACTAACATCTCATATACCGCATAAGCATAAAAAGACACCTGCTGGTTGGGTAACTTTTAGTTGCCCTATGT